ATACTACGCCCTGTAATAGCCGAAAGACCAAAAATAATGCAGTCTTCAACTTCTCCATGATGTTTCTTAAGGTCATAAAGATATTCCCTCCTTATCTGTGCGTATTCCGGTGGTATGTTTGCGTTTAGATATGCCATAAATATTCCTCATTTTATTTCGCCCCAGTTGTCTCCGCTATCGTAGTCAACTTTGTTTGGTACTTGTAACTCTACAGCTGATTCCATAATCTTAATTATTTCTTCAGCCTTCTTATTTGAATCCACCGATATATCGACTTCATCATGTATTTGTATGTGTGGTATTATACCATTTTCATATAAAGCTACCATAGATTTTTTTGTCATATCTGCCGCTGATCCTTGTATCAATCTATTCAAGGCCTTGTATGTAAAAGCTCTTTTCAGTGGCTCATCATATTCTTTTCTGGCCTGTTCTAGTGGTAAAGGTTTATAGACTCCAAAATGTATAGGTTGCCATAAATCAAAATGACATGCTCTACCTAGTAAAGTTCTTATTTTACCTCTATCGTTTGCTTTATTTGATACATTCTCCATCAGTTTTTTTACAAATGGTGCTTTCATATGATACTGTCTTATTAGTTTCTCAGCTGATTCTTTCATCAAACCTAGTTCAGCCATAAGTTTATTCTTACCCATTCCATACATAAGACCCAAATTGATCGTCTTGGCCTGCTTACGTTCTATGCCTGCCATGTCTGCTACTACCTGGTGGAAGTCTGCATCACCTGCTCTGTATGCATCCACAATTTCATTTACACCTGGCAGCTCTTGTAGTTTTGCATAGTGCACAAGTATTCTAGGTTCTTGTTGTGAGTAGTCAAACGTACCCCATTTACATCCTTCTTCGGGAATGAATATTGACCTAATTAAAGGGCCTAAATCCTTATGTCTAGCAGGTATCTGCTGTAAATTAGGGTTAGACATACTAAATCTACCAGTCACAGTTCCGCCATCATCAGATCTAATTTGATTTATATCTGCATGTATTCTGCCTTTGTGTGAATGTTTTAATATTGTTTCTATAAATGTTGTATGTGCTTTATTTATCTCTCTTGCACTAGCAATCTCTTTCGCTATTTCATGTGGATGATTAGCTAAAAAGTTTTTTGTAAAACTAGGTTTGTTTGTCTTTGCTGTTCTGTCATATGGTAGTTTTAAATAGTCAAACACTTTTGCAATAGAAGCTGCAGCCCATATCTCCACATCTACATTTGTTAGTTTCTTTATATTATGTAATATAGATTTTTCTCTAGCTACTAGTTTTGCTTTTATGTTGTGTGCTTTCTCTATATCTACACGCACACCTTTAAATCTCATATCAACAAGACAAGGAAACAATTTAGTTTCTAATTTAAATATATCTGTAAGTTCTTGTGCAAACAATTCTGTTTGTAATCTTTGCCATAACTTATATGTAGCTTCAGCATCTTGCTCTGCATACTGTCCAACATACATAGATGGTAGTTTCCATAAATCTTTTTTAGGATCTATCTGCCATGCTTTTGCTGCGGCTTGTAAAACTTTTTCATCTTTACCTTTACCAACATATTGTTTTGCTAGTGAGTCTAACCTGTATGACAATCTGTTTTCATTTATTAATGATGCAGCTATCATCGTATCTACAATCTTACCTGAAATATGCATACCGCATGATCTCAACCAACACACATCATACATTGCATTATGAAATATAAATGTTTTGTTTTCATCTTTGAATAAATCTCTGAGCCAACTGAACACTAATGTTGTATCCATGTTGCCACCGTTTTCATGTCCTATTGGAAAATAACCTGACCAACCTTCCACGGCCAGCGCTACACCAGCAATGTGTCCGTTACCAACCACGCTCCCCGATCCACTTACAGTTAAGTTTGGATCATACGTTTCAAGGTCAACGGCTATCTCTGTGTAGTGAGTTAAGTCTTTTAGTTCGTCCGGCATTACCCATTCGGTTTCCGGTGAAAATAATGGTGGTTGTGTAGTTCTCATTTGTTACTCTTCTTCCAGTTAGCGTAACCTGTTTTCCAATCTTCTCCCTCACCATCAAATTTACACTCACCGGCTATCGCCATGTATGCTGCTGCATCAATGTATGTATCTTCAGTTGGATTACCAAACTTTGTTCTTGCAACTTTTAATAAAGCTAACATCACAGCTGCGTCGTGTGCTGTAATTTCTTTATCAAGATATGCTGACCAAAGTTTTGCTATGTTACCGTGATTAACTACCTTATCTCCATACGTCTTTGCTCTTGGTCCAGAGATAAGTTCTTTTGCTGTTTGTAATGCTTCTTCTGTTTTCATAATATGTAGGCTTTGTTAAAGTCTTTTGGATCTACAATGTGTAACTCTTTCTTCGTTCTTGTTGTTCCAGTATAAAACAATCGATGTAATTCATCGGGATCATTCTGAAATGTTTCAAGTGCTGAATTAGTTAAGTCCTGTAGAATAAGAACTTTATTGGCCTCTCCTCCTTTTGCTCCGTGTATTGTTGACATTTTAATACGAGGATTAACGTTTATCTTCTCTCCATTAGCCCTCATATTCCTTATATAGTTTTCTGTGAAAGTATCAAGTCCTTCAAACGAATCATACCAAACTTTGTCTGTAAGTAGACCATATTTTTTCATGCACTCTCTCAATGTGTATTTTTCTTCAGAGTGAAATAGTTTACCTTCTCTAAATCCATCTGCCACATTTGTGCCTAAATATCTA